CTGCAAACCAACCTGCTTTTGCTTCAGCTTCAACTACTTTAGCAGCTGCTTGAAGTTCCGCTGTGTTAGATTGTAATAATTGAATTTGTAATTGTGCTTTTAATTTTTCTTGTAAATCTTTATCGGTAACAGCTTTATCAATTGTATTGAATAATATTTTAGCTAATGGTGCGACAGCACCTAACATTTGAATCATTAAAATATGCCTTTAAAAACCTTTTTTTTAACTTGGATTTCTTTCTGACCCATTGAAGAACCACCTTCTATTCCCATTTTATCATTGTGAATCATTCCGCCATCTTTCAAGCCTCGTGACATAGGACCTTTTTTAGGAGGAACTCCATATTTTTTGCCTCCGGATAATCCACCCATTTTCATTCCAGGTTTTTTTTCTTCCTCTTCTTTTTTTCCTACAAATCCACTTAATGGCGCAATCATAGCAGCTGGATTATTTAAGGGTGTTGGCGCAGTAGATTTTTTTCCACCCAACAATGCTGAACCAGCCATTCCTGCAAGTGCTCCAATAGCTGCAATTTCTAAACCAGTCATTGCTTTTATCGGTTTTTGTTTTATTTGTTTTTTAGGCTTTTGGCCTTTTTTAGCTCCGCTCATCATGTGAATTTTTTATTGCTCATTGCCATTTGTTTATGCATTCGAATTAAACCACCGTCTGCTTTTTTCATAATGCCACCTTTTTTCTTAATGACACCTCTACCTTTTAAAATATCTTTCATAGTCACCTTGCCATCACCTGTTAAATCTGGAAAACTTTTTTTCTTTATTCGTCCACCTTCTTTTTTTCCAACTTTTTTGGCAGTAGAAGGAGTTTTTTTAATTTCTTTCATCATTTTATCTTTAGGACTTCTCTCTTTTGTAGAATCATATGGCATTTTTTACTCCTTTTTTTGCGTAGGTTTTTTTAAATCTTGTTTTAATTTAGCTTCTGCTATGTTTATTCTCTTTTTTCCTAATTCTTCATTTAAATTAAGTTTGTCCTCTTGTAAAGTCTGCTGAGCACTGAACTTATTACGTTCAAAATTCATTTTTTTAGCTTCTTCAACAGCTTTTCTTTGAATATCCATGGCTTTGAGGTCTAATTCACGTTGTTTTAAACCAATTAATGGGTCTTGCCCCTTCTGAGCATCAAATTGTGTCTCCATTTGAGCCAATTCTTGTGTCATTTTTGCTTGTCTTTTTGCCACTTCACTATCAAATTCAATGGCAAATGCATCTTCATCGCTTTGTTGAAGCTGTATCATAGCTGAATTACTTTGAAAGTCAGCTAAAACTTGTTGTTTTATTTTTAAACTTACATGTTCCATTAAATGACCTTGTAGTAATGCATAAACTTGAGGATTAATCTGCACCATTCTACTCATCATAAATGCCATATGGGCTGCAATGTGTGCATCATGATCTTGTTGTGGAAACGCTTTCGGTAAAACCATTTGTAATGCACCTGTATTTTCAATAGCTGGATCTAATGGTCGAGGTGGTTCAGGAGGTGGTTTTAAAATTCCATTAATATTTTTAACTCCAAGTGCTTCATACATGCGTCTGTAAGCTTCATGGATATTGTGCATCTGTGGATTAGTTTGAGCTAATTGCAATTCAGCTTGTGCAACTTGTATTCGTTGTGTCATAGAAAATATGTCAGGATCTGCCACTGGAATAATGTCTACTCTTCTATCAAAATCTTGAGCTTTAATTTTTCTCTCACCGCCATAAACATCGTATGGATACTCTGGTGGTAAATAATCTGCAAACACTTGTGCAAGAATTTTAAATTCTTGTTTCATTGCGTAATAACATCGTTTGTGGATTGCGGACATAACTTTTGAACCACGTTCTAATAATGCCATTGTTGTTCCAACAGGTGCTTGTTGATTCATGTCACCAATTTGCATATCAGCAATCGAAGCAAATCTTTTTCCTGACTCAACACAATAATTTAACAAACTAAATAATGTTCCACTGGGTTCTTTGAAAGGAAGTAATTGAAATTGATCTTTTATATTACCGCCCGGAGCATCTACATCTCTAAATTCACCTGGTTGCAGTGGCTCAGAATCATCTCTTATTCTCATTCCTCTAGATTTAAATCCAGCAGGTAAATTAGATAATGTTCCCGCATCAAGTAATTGTCTTAAAGCTGAAGTTGCAGTTCTGGATAAACCACCAATCATATGAATTAAACCAAAGCCATAAAATCCTAAACCAGGTAAAAATTTAAAATGAACGAAATAATTTTTTCTTTTTTTCATTAAATCATCAGGATTATAATTTCTGTAAATAGATAATACTTTTTGAGAATCTTCATCGATCGTTACGATATATGGGACTTTAATATTTCCCTCTTCTTCAAAGTTAGGTAAATCTAAAAATGTATGTACTTCAATTAAATTATAAGTATCCTCAGCTGTTTCAGGAGTTGGTGATATACCTTCTAGTTCATTCACTTTATCTTTTGCATCATTTTGAGAATAGTAGGGTTTTGGCAAATTAATGTCTAAATACATTCCTGAAATTTGCATTTTTTTTAATTCGTTTGAATTCATTTTTACAACTTGTGTAATTCGTTGAGCATCTTGCAGATCTGTTGCATTATAAGGAACTATTAAATCTTCTGCTGGTATAAATTTTGAAACTGCCCTCTGCATTAATTCATCGTAGTAAACTTTTTTAAATGCTGAACCTGCAAGTGGAAGATAAAATAACATTTGATCAAAGTCAGGAGTATATTCTTCCATTTTGTCCATGAGCATATAATTCATGAAATCTTTTACTCTTTGAGCTTGTTGTATTTTTTCTTCTGTCTCTGCTCCAATAACCTCTGTTCTTACTGGGCCAGAGCTTGGTAGTAATTCTTTAATTGCTTGTGCTTGAAATTGTGTTACTGATTCTGCAAGAAGAGGGTGTGTTACTCCTGATGCTCCAATAAATGGTCTCGTTAAAGATTGATACTTGAATCCCAAAAGATCTAATCCTTTAACATAACCTTGAACCCAATCATCTCGTGAAGTTCTGTCATAATTTACTTCAGTAACTAATTGATATCCTATTTTTTTCAATTCTTGTTCATCTAATTTTTCTGCAAGATTTGCAAAAAAATTTTCCTGCTCTCCCTCTTCGGGTAAGGGCTCACCAGCTATGAGATTATTTTCTTCATCAATAACTGTAGTCACCGGTTCTGGAATAGTACCAACAGTTTCTTCAATTTGAATATCTTCTTCTGCCATTTTAAAAAATTTTTGTTAATTTTAATCTAGCTAATTTTTGACCTCTAGAAACTATACCACCTGATTTTAATTTTACGCCGTATTTTTTCTTTTGACCCTCTAAACCTAGTCCTGTTTCTTGAACTTGGCTTAATTGATCTTTGATTGTTGCCTCTGCACTTGTACCTTTTTTAATATAATCAGCTATAAATTTATCAAACATTAAATTAATGGTACGAAGAACTCTCTTTTGACTTCTACCAATCCTCCTAGTTTATACCCTTTGCTTGGCGTTTTTTTCATGCCTTGTGTATCTATTACTATACTTTCGACATAATTTATAGGATCGTTATTGTCTACCACATCATAGTTTCTACCACCATATTTTCTAGAATAATTATTTCTGTATATCTCGCTTTTAAATGCTCTAACAGGTCTCATCTCTACTCCTTCACGTTTTGTGCTTAATACCTTGTAAGGTTTTGTTGGATCAGTTAAATACACTTTTTTAACGGATAAATTGCCTCCCATTTCTTTTACTATATCCTGAGCAGCTTTTGGTAGAACTGCTGTGCCTGATAATTTACCTGGATAAAATTCCTCTCCTTGTTTATCAGGACCAGTTTTAATAGCAGTATTTTCTCTGTACTTACCGATGCCTTCAGGCCCTCCTTTAAAAACAATATTTTCATTTTTAATTTTAGGATTTTTTTTGAAATACGGCATTAAATCTCCAGCCCCTAGACCATAAAATTGTTCTATTTTGAATTTATTATTTTGATCCAACTGAAAAAATTCTGCTGGGGCAAGGGCTACATAACGTTTGTTCTCTCTTTGAGCAGAATTTATTAAACTTTTTAAACTTAATTTAACCCAAGTTTCTTCTCTGCCCATTGGAAAATAATCATAAGATTTTTTATTTTGCCTAAATATTTCATTACCACTGTAATACATATTTACTTTTTGTTGCAATGTGGGCTCAGGTGCCTTAAAATCCATGGTTATTAATTTTTGTCTTAAGTCTGTTAATTCTTTCATCTCGACATCATTCAATGGTCTGGTCGAAGCAATATCGGTATATTTTTTCATCTCATCAATTATTTCTTGTTTTTCTCTTTTTGCAATTTGAGTGGATATTTTATTTGCAAAAGGATTATTTCTTACCATCATGTCGGAAGTTATACTTACAGGTTGATTTTTTTCTATTAAATCTCTAGCTTTGTCATTAATACTTTTAAAACCTTTACTAATATTTTGATGAGGATCTGATTGTAATTCAAATAAAAAAAAAGTATCTCCATACGAATCTACACCACGAACATCGTATCGTGTAAACGCTACTGGATTTGGTTCAGGAAAGTGTGATGTAAAAGCGTTTTTTGAACTTGAATTATTAGGTATTGGATTGTCATAAAAAATAACTTTTTCTCTATAATCAATGCCCCCTAATGGTTTAGCTTTAGAATGTCTTGGAGTTGGAAAAAGTTTTTCTATCTTAAGTGCCTCTGAATTTATTGCATTAATTTTTTGATAATATTCTTTTAAAGCTCTCACAGTTAAAGCTTTATTTTGTGGCAGATCAATTAATAATTGATCCAACTGATTTATTAATTTTGTAAAAGTATCAGATTTGATTCCTCTTAAATCACTGGACATTGTGTCAAGTAAAGTTTCTGCACCATCAATATCATCTATAATTTTTCCAAAAACTTCTCTGTTTAATGGATTTGTTGCAAATGATTTTTCAAGCAATATTTTTGTAACATCCTCGATTAATGGTTGTTGACTTTGTCTTATATCAATTAATTTTTCTAATTTGATTGGATATTCATAATCTCTTATTTTCAAATTAAATGCAGGATTTGTTTCAAGAGAAGCTAATATTTCTTGTTTAGTAATTATTGCTTTTGGACTTGTTCTGGATATACTAAACAATTCTCCACTAATAGGTTCCCCTTTTGAATTGAATGTTAATAATCCAGAATCTGCAAGCTCTTCAGATTTAACTCCTTTTGCTCTCGCATTTCTTAAAAACCCAATCCATTGATCGGCTGTTCCACGCTCAACTCCTGATTTTGCAATCACATCATAAGACTCAGAACCAATAAATTCTCTAACATGTTTTTGTTTTTCACCTATATTTTTTAATGAACCTTGGCCAAATGTAAGTGGATCGTTGACCGTGGTCATCTCTCTGCCTTTACTTGGTTTAGTAACGGCTAGTTCGTACTTTTGAATTAATTTTTCTTTTTCTTTTTCTACTTGTGCATACTCATTAAAAGCTTTTTTTTCACTAATTAATCTTGGTTCATTTACATCTATTGCTCTAGTTCCAATAAGTTCTTGTCGTTGAGCTGTGGACAAATTTTGATATTCTCTTAAATTTTCTGCAAAGGTATTTCTTCTATACTCAGGCAATCCTCTTACAAAAATTTCAAAAACAGGATCTCTTTGAATCATTTGCGAATGTATCTCTGAGTTAGCTTGATCTAAGGAACTTGGTGATCTACTTGTTGTGACAGCGCTTTCAGTTGGTTGTGAAGATTTTACGACTTCATCAGTCTTGGATCCTGGGCCTATAGCTTCATACAGTTTTTGTAGACCACGGTTCGCGATCCGTGTTCCATAGCCCACGATTGGAATAGCACCTAGCACACCAAGACCTATTCCTAAACCTTGTGCAACCATATTAATTTTATCAGGATCTTTAGATAAAATATTTTGAACTAAATTTCTTGCTTCATCTTGTGCGTATTGCAGAGACCTAAACTCACCAGTCACTGGTGCTAGATCATAACCCAAGGACGCTATGCCAGATAAAAATTGCTGTTTGTTTTTAGCAACTTCTTCAGCGCTTAAAACATTTGCAAATTCCATTAGCGACGTATCAGGATCCTTGAAATCTTGTACGGCCATTTTAGTAATACTTGGTTTTTTTTATTCTATCCTTTAAAACTTTACCATTACCTTTAACTACACCACCCTCAGAAAATCTTTTTGTAAAAGTTCCCATTACACTATCATACAATTCATTTACTTCCTTTTCTTTCATATTTTTCATCATGTCAGTGTAGCCTTTTTTTTCTAAAGTTTGTCTTTCAAAAGATTTAGGATTAGTCATTCCACCTTCTTTAAAATTAGCACTTTGCATCATTGATGTATCTGGATCTACAATAGGAGATTCAAACGAAGTTTTACCACTTGCTGTTCCATAATAGGTGCTTGGTGTAATTGGAGGTTTATCTTTTTGATCATAAAACCCTTCTTTGAATTCGTTACGGTCTAAATAATTATCTTTCACTATTTTTTTTGGTTTTGTTTTTTTATCCACTTTTCCTCCTAATTGAAAATTTATTTTTCCTTTTACACCAAATCCCTCTTTAGAACCACTTAAGCTAATGTTTCCTTGGCTCTCATTAAAATTTTTTCCAATACCAATTTGATTAATTCCTTTTGGACCAATTGCACCATACAGGTAGCTTGTGTCATTAGTATCGCTTCGTTTTGCTCCTATGATTGCTTCTGGTCTGTCCTTTGGATTAATGCCTACGCCAAAATCAAAATCAACTCCTCCAGCTGAACCTATTGTGGTTAATGGTATTGTTTTAGGTATTTTTTTTAATTCCTCTTTAATTTTTTTTCCGCTCATTTTTTTTTTTGGTTTTTTACCAGCTTTTTTCATCGATATAGCAATAGCTGCTTGTCTTGCTAAACCACCTTTTACTTTACCCAACCTTACACAATTAGGAACTAATTTATTTCCTTTTTTCTTCATTCCTTTTTGTTCGTATCCATGCCAACAAGTCCCTCTAGCCATAGTATTGATACTCCGCTGGTAATCTTGATTGTTTCTCTTCAACAAAATCATGTTGAGCACTGATAAAATTACCTTCTCGATATCTTAACACAGCTTGAGTGGTGCTGTCGACTAGGTCATCATGATCTCCATTTGGAAAGGAAGCACATTCTTCAATTACTTCTAAGGCAAATTGTTTACCCTCTGGATAATAAACCATACCTGATGCAAAGATTGGTGCACAAGCGTTTACTCTAGAATGTTTATCCCTTCCTCTTCCAGGCACAAAATCTAAAACAGGTATTCCCATTCTACGTAATTCTTGTATCAGAGGCATACCTGATGCTTTTGCTTCAATGACCACGGACTCTGGTTTCCAATAATTATATTGTTCTAACGCGATAGATTTTAATTCTGGAAATTCATATCTACCTCTTATTGAGTCTAATAAAATTAAACATGTTGGAGAATCATCGTATGGTTTAAATATTCCCCAAGTTGTAATCGCAGAATAATCTGAAGTTTCTTTTTTTGTAAATGCAGTATCATAGCTTTGTATAACATATTGCAGAGCAGGTATTTGTCCTTGCCAAGGAATCCACCATTCACGTTTAATTAATGCACCTTCTTCTGCTGTTGGATTTTGCATATATTGTGCATTCCATCTTTTAGGAGGTATAGATGCTTTAACAGATTCTAATTCTTCAATACGCCAATACTCTGGCCATACAGGTTGTCCGCTGTCCAAGATTGCTGGAAATTGTATTACCTCCCAATTATCTGCTCTTTCATTTACTTGTGCTTTCAAAAGTTGTCCTGTTAAATCATTTGTTGCCCAGCGTGTCATAACAATCACAATCGCTCCACCTGGTTGTAAACGCTGACGAGGTCCAGACACATACCAGTCATAAGTTTTTTCCATAGCATTCTCTGACATGATATTTTGTTCAGTATGAGGGTCATCAATAATTAAAAAATCAGCACCTCTACCGGTTATTGCACCACCGACGCCGGCTGCAAAATATTCACCACCATGATTTGTTTCCCAACGACCAGCAGCTTTTGAATCTTCTGATAAATCCAAATTATTAAAAACTTTTTTATACTCCTCCCCCTGTATCAAGTTTCTTACTTTTCTACCAAATCGAAAAGATAATTCTGCGTTGTGAGAGACTTGCATAATTTTAGACTTGGGCAGGAGTCCCATGATCCATGCCGGAAAAAGATAAGAGGCAAACTCTGATTTTGTATGTCTAGGTGGCATGTTGACTATTAATCTTTTAATTTTGCCTTGAGCAACTTGAGTCAACTTATCCGCAATAATTTGATGGTGCCCCCATGTAGAAGGTTCCTTACCCTCTCTGCAAATAAAATCTGGCCAGACTTGTTTAACAAAATAAATAAAATTTTCTCTGGCTAATAGTATCTTTTGTGCCTTTAAAAGTTTTGCAGTTTTTTCTAATTTTTCACGAGGGACTAGCTCCAAATTCATAAGTAAAATGCAGTATATATTTGTGTCAATGTTTGCACAAGTCAACGACTGTAAGATACATCTGCAGTTTTAAGGGGGTGTAGGGTGCTAGAAGTATGTTTTAATAGGTTGCAAGAAATAGAGATACTAATTTAACTAGGGCGTGAAACACGCCCTAGTTGTAAGATAGTTAGTGTTGTGTTGTTTGCCGATTAGCCATGTCCCTTTGTACGTTAAACTTGTCCGCCAAGTCTTGAGATAATTCACGTCCGAAGTTAGCTATTTTCAAGTCACTCTGATTCGCGATAATAAATTCAAATATCTTCGAATCAAGATAACTAGCTAATAGTTGCCAATCGATAAATTGTATTTTGTTTTTAAAAGTATCGATTTGTTTTTTTAACTCAATAATTATCTCATCACTACTTTTATTTTGAGACACAATCTGGTTAAGTTTTTCTAATTCGAATTTTTTCATATTAACTCCTTAATGTCATGAGTATATGAGGTTCGAATAGACTTTGTCGAGAACTTTTTAAACAATTCCATATTGTCTTTTTTAAAGTCCTCTTGAGAAAAAATATTTATCTCTTTAACATCTTTGTTAATCGAATAAATAAATTTATCTTTTTGTATCGTTAGATTATTTGTTTTTAACAAATCAAAAAGTTGAACTAATTCTGGCTTGATAATTCTATTCCAGTCAGAATTTAACTCCGCTTTTTTTTCTAACAAATCACACGCGCGAACTATCAACTGTTTATTTTTAGTTGATAATTCTATTTTTGTTTTTTGTTTTGTCATTGTTTCCCTTTCATTAGTTATTAATGACAATAATTATCTTATATACATAAGATAATTAAAACAAGAAATATTTTTAATTATGTACAATTATTTTTTTACTGTTGCTTCTTTGCAACATTCATATCAAATTTAAAAATCTAATGTTTAAAACCAAAACACTACCCTGCAACCAACTCCACCAGTTCCACCGTTGTCAGCTGCATCCCATCCGCTGCTTTAATAAATTAATCACGGAACGGGAACAGGATGGGAAACGGGACGGGATTAGAGAAGAAGTAAAATTAAAAATAAAAGTAAAAGCAATTGGCCTGCTGTGGTAAACAACAGGCCAATCACTGCAAGGATTGAAATCCAAAACATTAAACCACTACTTCAATCCAAGTATCATTCCTTAAAACTTTTTTAACTTGATTGATGTAAACTGATCCGGCCTCATCGAACAAACCAACCTCTGACCCTTTACAGTCAACTAAGATTGTCTGTTTAAGACCGCGACCTTGTTTCGGTGACTCCAAAAGAACGCCGGAAGTTTCAAGACCTAACTGATTTGTTTTTACTTTATCACCTTTTTTTAACTCTATTGCTTTTATCATAGTGCTCCTTTTGTTTGTTATCTTATATACATAAGATAGCTTATTACTGAAGTCAAGTCAAAAATAGAAAAAATTGCAGGGAGATCCAGGATGCGCTGGATGGTATTATTATTAACATCTGCAAACAAGTCACGCATCACGGAACGGGAACGGGACGGGCGACCGTGGTCGCCCGTGAACTTTTAATTTAGCAAATTTTAAAACCGCCTGACTCTTCGGCAAACTCTGCGAACTCTTGAACGTTTTTTATATTAAACGGATAATCGCCAGTCCAGTCTTTTTTATTTTGTATTACGTTCCATTTTTCGTAATCTTCTTTAGGATAATCACGCGGAGCAATACCCATTCCATGCTTTTTTACCATTTCTTGATGGAACTTTTGCGCCTCTTCTTCAACTTTTTTGTTGTGTGCCTCTGCTTTCTTATAATCTGCCATGTGTTGTTCGGCATACATTTTTGTATGTCCGACCTTAATTAAATGTTTTAACTGTTTAGCAATTTCTCTTGCAACAGTTTCATTTACCTTAAAACCACTATTCTCGTGCCAGTAGTCTACATGTTCTTCTTCCACACAACCAGTGAACTCGATTATATAATTCGCAAGAGGTCTCCACCACCAAACATTATTGCGAAAGTAATAACCTTTGTTCTCTTCTTCAAACTTGTCCATCTGCTTGAAGTAATCGTCTTTTTCTTTTTCGGTTGCTGTGTTCCAGTCTATTTTAGGTTTCACAGAACCTTCTTTAATTTTCGGATTTAATCCGTACACGTCCATACCCATGGTTGCTCCTTATGTTGTTTATTTATTATCTTATATATATGAGATACTTTTAAAGTCAATTAACTTTTTAGTTGTATTTAAAATAAATCATATTAGTCCTCTCAATGCAGGAATTTCCGCACCTTTTTCCGATGCAGCTACCTTCAGGATGGTGAACTTCTCTTTGATTAATCAAGACTACGGGAACGGGACGTGGGATGCGGGAACGGGACTACATCAACAAAATCAACAGAAGCAGCAGAGCTACCTGCCCTGGTACTGTGAACAGCAGCAGGGCAAGTAATAATAGTAACAACCAAAACATGATGCGGGAACGGGATCAGCTTTTGTCTATTTTAAATTAGGCCTTGTAACTCTATCTCTAATAGTTCCTGCAAACTCAGGATAAAGAATCGCAATGAGTGCAGGAACTATTATTAATGTCCACATGTTACGCTACCTTTTTCCGATGACCAAACAAATCTAAGATGTGTGTATCCAGAATTTCCCACGAGATGCCAACATTTGCATCATGATACTTCAAACACAAATCAAGAACTTGACGGCATTCCTCCTTGTTTAGTCTGATATTTATGTTTTGGGCTTGTTCCTTAACGTCTTCGACATTCCACAAAATGGAGATGTGATCATCATCAACCCAACCCCACTTCGGTAATTTTTTCTTTCTCATAATTAAAACCTAATTGGTTCAGCTTTTCTAAAATCGTCTTCAAGAAAAATTGGCTCTCCTGATATTTCATAGCCCGCTTGTTCTATTAAAATTTTTTTAGCCATTCTTTCATTTTTTGCATAGATCTTATATTGCATAGTTGCAGGTATATCGTATACAAAAAGTTTATTTTTATTTTTCATTTTAATATTTTAATTTAATTTGATTAGGCCTTGTAACTCTATCTCTACCAGTTTCATAAAACAAAGTATCATGAAGTTTCCATTTTTTAAGATGACGAGCTTCGTTGGCCACAGTCCCAAAACCACGGCGCTGAGTTCCTGATCTTATCTGCACCCACATCTTTTCGTTTACATTACCTTCAGTAAACCATACGTAAACAAAATTTTTAAAGTCCTTTAATAGTTCTTGTTTTTTTATTTTGAAGTAAGTTTCTTTACCGTGCTCTTTGCACGTATAAATCATATTTTCTTTCGGCTTCTGCATCGTGGCTCCTTTTGTTAATTGTTAAAGCAAACTGTCCCATACATATAAGATAAGTAATTCCTAATGTCAAGTATAATTTTAAAATATTTTTCTACTACGCCACAGATTGTGACGCACCGACCACAGACCTTGGTGAGCAGCATGCTACCCTGGTGAAGTAGAATCCTGATCCGTGATTCGATGTTTGTGGATCTTGGCTACGGGACGGGAACTAGAAACGGGAATGGGAGCTTAAAAATGGTAGCCCAACGGACACTAAACAGGAGCTAATTATTTAGAGGATGTCGAGCTACCGACCACAAATATAATCATCATGGGATGTGATGTCAACAATTATTTTTTATTTGTTTTTGAACTTGCATCCTGGTGCCCTGAAGTAGATGCCTGATGGGTGATTATCTTATTTAAAACCGCGGTCCATGAAACGGGGTGCGGGAAATGGGAAACGGGAAGCGTGAATAACGGATCAGGGTGCAAGCAAGAATTGTAGTCATAAAGTTTTACGGCCCTCAGCCTGAGGTCGAAATTTAAGATAAAAACTCTGCCACCAGCACTACCGCGTTTTAAAATCCACGCTTTTTGATATTTAGTTAATGAAGTTTGTTTTCTCTTTTTTACCTTCAACTCGAGCCAAAATTCAGTTCCTCGATAACATCCATTGACATCGGGAATGCCAAGTCCAACATTAGTTTCGATTCTTTGAAAGTGTACGTTTGGCAACGCTTTTTTTATTTTTTGGTATAGCTTCGATTCTTCTTTTTGCATCAAATTTTCCGCAAACTAAATGCGTTTGTAGATAGGGTAAAAACCATTTGTTATCTCTAAAAACTTGTGAAAGACTGTTTGAAATAGCGTTAACAATTAATTCCTCGTTTTTTTCTTTAAAAAGTAAATTTCCTTGTGAGCTAAGTCCCGCTTGATAGACACAAGCGTGAATAATTTCGTGTAAGAGGGTATTGGCCTCTGATCTAGCATTCTGTTCTTTTTGGATATCGATTTTAGCGTTGCTACTGTCATATTCTCCTAAAACATTATCATCCTTCTTGTCTTTTGTCTCAAAATTAATTAAATTAATTGCAATATCTTCAAATCCAATTTTAATCTTTTTTTTCATTAGTTTTAATCTCCACCGCACCTAAAGACATGTTTAAGTGCTTGTTATGTACTCTATTAAACTGCACCCAAAAATCTTCTTTAAGAAGATTTTTTGTTTTCTTCGATTTCAAGGACTTTTTCAAACGATATCTCATCTTTAAGCTCATTGATTGTTTTGATTAATTCATCTTTTGTCATCGCTGACAAGTCTTGCACTTTAATCTCTTTTCGATCAATGTAAAAGCCTGCTGCTTGCCCAAGCCTAAATTCTGCATTAATAGCCGCAGCAAGTTGGTTTTTATCTTCGGCTTTTTTTGAAAGTGAGTCTAATCTTTTTAAATGTCTTAAATAATCCTTATAGGTATTTGTTTTTGTCTCACGCAATCTTTCAATATACGCAACAACATGAGGAAACTTATCTGGGTTTGTTAATAGACTTCCCCATTTACCAGTGGTTGTTTCGGCATAACCTGCGTGACGGGCAGCTTCTTGTTTTGTACAATCAGGGTAATTAGCAACATAAAATTCTGCAAATGCACGTTGTTTACCAGTTAAAAGCTCAGCCCCTTTCAAATTTGCTTTAACTTCTTGAACTAAAGTTTCCATGAATTTTTAATTATAATATAGATATTTCTATGTAAATAACACTGTAAAGGTAAGAAAAGTTTTCTTGTCCAGTAGAATAATAGTACATATATGTTAACTATATTGATTATTATTGTTATTTTATTTGTATTTATTGAATTTAGTGTTCAGTGTACTTTCAGGGTAGTATGCTGAAAGAATAACTATTGGTATATCTATCTTATTTGATGTTTTCAGCTTGTCAGTGTACTTTTAAGTTTATTTTTATGTAGAGACATGAAAAGGTCTAATGTATCTATATATGTGGCTGAAATTTGTGATTTAATTGATTTTTTTGATGGTGGACTGAATGAATCAGCCCACCATAACTAATGAAAGGTAGGTGTGTTATTTATATCACAGTCCGTGATCCGTTGTCCACACCCCTGCGTTCAATAATTGCCTAAATTAATGCAGGCAATAGGTTAATTGTCCTTATCGTCCTCGTCTTGATCTTTCAGATCTTCATCTTCATCTTCATCTTGTATTTCAAGAACTGACTTAATATTTTCTACGTCAGATTCTAGTTTTTCGATTTTTTCTTGTAGTTGTTCTATAACGTTTTTGTTGTCTTCACTCATTGTATTCTCCTATTTTTTTTATTTTACTCTTCGTCTTCGTCTTCGTCTTGGTTCTTATCTTCATCCTCGTCATTTTCAACATCATTTTCGAGCTCTATTACCTTATCTCGTAAAGCAATTAAATCATCTTCAATTCTGTCGATAATGTCTTGGATTGTTTCTTTTTTTTTCTTTCCCAAAATCTACCTCCACGAGGCCAAATATACAAAAAATTATATGGGATAAAGCCCCGTAAAAGCCTTAATTTTCGCGATGTATGCTCAGTAGACGATAAATGCTCAATAGACTATGAAAATTAAAAATATTTATTTTTTAAATGTTTTAAATAAATCTTCTGCAGCATCTGTGTAAAACTTTTGAATATTATTAAAATAATTGCTCCAAAATGCTTTAACATCACTATAAGAAGGTATTATAAATAGTTTTTCCATGTTATTTCTCCTGTTTTCTAAATATATATGTTGCAGTGCAACAAAATTCAAGTGGTTAAATGCTCAATCATATTATTTTTAGCAATGAGCTTACAAATCATTATAAAATCTTTCAAATTCAAATTATTTTTCATGCTATTAATAATAGCACAGCAAAATACAAGGTTACCATCTATGTAGGGTTTTGTACTATCAATCCGATCAATAGAAATATTATATAAAGTTTTACCAACACCTAACGTGTGCGTCATTTCAATTCCAGAGTACGGACACCGCATTCCAAATTTTTGATATTGTTCTTGCCAAACATCTAAAAACTCACTTAATGAAATTAAACATTCGGCTCTTTTTGAATTTTTACGTTGTCTATTTAATCCTTGATAAGTTCGTCTTACAAAAGCAATTGAATTCAAAGACCATCTTTGTTTTTGTTCCTTATTTTTACAATCCTTACACCAAGAATCAAGGGTTTCTCGATCACCTCTTTTATAAAAAAGTGTTGATAATTTTTTTTGTTTGCATTTTGGACAATTTTTATAAGAAGTTTCCTGTGCCGTTGTCAATGTTTCTTCGTTCATTGTATTTTTTTCGCCAGTTAATGTAATTAATTTGTTCTTTAGTGAAATAAATTTGTTCGTTGTCGACCATTTTAAGATATTTTTCTCTAACTGTTTTATCGTTTAAATCTGCTAAGTTACAAATGATCTTAAAGTTTTCACTATTATTTATAAACCACAAGTGAGCTTGATATTTAAACATAATTAACGATCGTTCCATTCCGGGATAAATAACATCCTCGAATGCTCGTTGAATTACTGCTCTCCAAAGTTTTGTTTCTGGTAAGACTTCGTCTTCGTAAATTTCTGTTTTTAGCTCCTGCATTGTAGTTCATTTAGACGAAGGCCGGCTAGGTATGGTAGCTCTTTAACGAGATCAAACCGACCTTCATCCAAATCACTTTACTACACGTAGGCCACGCATAGCCAAACGATCCTTATTGGTTCGTTTATAAACTTCATCAAGATAGGATTTAAATCCTAATGTACTATCACTAAAGCCAAAAGTGGTGCCACAATAGAGACCGAATAGTACAGACGATATTTTTCTATACTCTTCTCTCGTTGTGCGAGATGCGATAATCGCTAATGTTTTTCCAAATTCTGTCTTGTTCACAAGTTTTCATTTGTTGTGCCAGCAGATTATTAGAATTAAAGACACAAAAACAAATATTATCTCAATCCAATGTAAACCAACTAGCAGTTCAAGCATTGTCCGTGATTCGTGTTTCTTGAGTCGTTTTCCGTGAGTCTAGGTGTGATGTACACTTGGGGCAATTTATAAAGTTATTTAAGTCCTTGTACAAGAAAAAAATTGAAGGATAAAAACCTTGTTTTTTAATATAATTATTACCCTTACAAACTGTGCAATTATTTTGATTTTTGGCCATTTTTATGTTCCTTAAAGATTTTTTCAAGGTAGGCCTCTGGACTCATTTTTTTTAAATTTGCACGTCTTTCTATTTCTTTATCAACTAATAAAGCTATAAAAGCTGCAGGGTTACGATACTCTTTATCGCAAAGCGCTAATAATTTATCATAGCTTGATTTTCTAACCGCAACTGACTTCCAGTTTTTTATGTCCATTTATTTTTCTCTTTTATTTATTAATGTTTCAATTTTATGAGGCATTGTTATTACATCACTTGCAGTTATTTTAAATCCATTTACTGTAAATAAAGTGGGACCCATACATCCAATTAATAATAATAGTATAGATATTAAAATTATTTTCATATTTTAAAATCTCGTATCATTGCCCAACGTTCCTCGATTGTGGGTTCGTTACGCAGTTTCCAAAAAATTCTTAATCGATTTTTTAATGGCGGGTAACTTTTGCCATCTGGGTGATTGTCCATATAATATTTTCTAGACGTGTATAATAAAAAATTATTAATTATTCTTTTAATATATTTCATGTGTATAGAACAATTGTTAAGATCATTAATAACCAACAAATTATGATGAACAATAACCAAGGGTAAGGCTCAAAATTATTTAATTTCATATTAATCCCTATAAATTTTTATGGCTATAATTATAGTAACTACTAAAGTTGATAAAATAACAAAATCAGTTAATACCATTTTTTTTCTTTCTTAGATTACCAAATACATCATATTTTTTTTTATACATTGCTATTCCTTTTTTTAACCATGCAGGTTGTTTACTTTTCTTCATATCAATGTCTAAACCCCCTAATATCTAAAATTGCTTGTTCTGGAGTATAATTATATTTTTGTCCTAATGCTACAAAAAAGTTTAAAACTCTTTTTTGAGCTTCTTTTTCATTTTTAGGTTTTTTCCCATTACAATAAACATGTTCTGCAATTAAACTATTGCAGTCATATTTTTTCGTTAACATTTCAATCCATTTATATAAAGGATGGTTTTTATCAACTACTATTTTTTTCATAAGAAACTCCACAATACAAAACACGTTACCAGTAAACTAAATCTTGGTAACAATGTGTAAAACAAAATTAATGTAACAAATAAAAATAAAATCATTTAACACCTTGGTATTGTTTAATTATATGATCTGCAATATCACTGTCTATTAAAACATATCCTGTGTCGTTTAACTGTAATTTTAAATTACAAAGTTTTTCTTTACATGCTTTATAAAACACGCTATCTGACAAATCATTTTTAGGCACAGCTTTAGCTATGTCTTGTACTTCTTTTAAATACTCAAACCAATCTTTAGCCATTATTTTTTTATTGAATTAATAAATTTTCTATAAACACTTGCTGCTGAAGTTTTACCCATAACTCTTGCTCTTTGTTCCATGGCGATAGCCGCTTGTATTTTATGTGCATGTGTTTTACCACTATTTTTTATTTTAGATACGCTTTTTTTAGCGTCCGCTAAAGTTGCAAATTTTAATCCCCTAATTGTCCCTTTGGGATTTTCATCTGTGTACAAATCTGAGTGTTTTTTTGATTTAGCTGGTTGTCCAGGTTTTCTAGGAATTCTTTTCATTGCATTTTCCATAAATTAATTATTTTATTTGTTTGATCTAATAATTCATTAAATTTTTCAATTGTCGTATCAAAAGTCATTGAAACTTTTCTGTGGTTCACAAACATTGAAATTGTTTTTTCTTTATTATTAAATTCTACAGAAAAAGACTCAATACTCAATGGATTAAGTTTAATTAATTCCCTTGTATCTAACTTAAATTCAGTAGTTACATTCATATCCCATGAATATATAAATTAAGAAGATAATGTCAAGTAAAAAAACAACTAAATATTAAGGATATTGACAAACTATCCCATAATATCTACTAATACCTCATGAAATTATATCGTTTCATTGCACGTTATGCAGGGCAACGTATAATAATAGACGTTAAAGCACATAACGATGATGAAGCTAAGGTTAATTTCATAAATGGGTTAAAGCAAGGCGGAGGAACGTGGAGAGATGAAAATATGTATTCTCCTTCCAAAGTTTTCATAACTTATGAAGAAATAAATGATGATAGAAACGTTACAGTCTCTGTTACTAAAAAAGATCAGCTTGGAATCCAAGTGGAACCAATCTTATCTTGATAATGGTTGCGAGACACCAGATATGAAGTGGATAGATCTTGAACTTAAAAAAACAAGACTAGCAATGAGAGATCTAGCCAATGTTGTTGCAAGACAAGAATTATTAAGAGAATACTCAGATATTTCTAGTTAAGGCAACAAAAAAAATAGAATAGTTAAAATTCTAAAGGATACTTTCGTCTTTAATATTTAAATTCATTTTTGTAAATAAAACTTTACCGTTTTTATATTGTCTAGATTTTTCTAAACAAATCGGACAAGCAAAAATACTTTCTTCTTTTGTTTTTCTAAAATGCACCGGGGTTCCACAATGAGGACAAATTCCTAAATTGACATATACTTCCTCTAAATCCATTATGCATCTCCCCAGTCCTTTCCAATTGTAACATCGACTTTAGACGGCACAACTAATTCTGGAATAGAACTTTCCATTATTTTTTTTATTTCTTCTGAATCTTTGCTTTCCCTTACACTAAAGCATAATTCGTCATGTATTTGCAACATAGGTAAAAATCCAGCATTATAACAGTCAATCATAGCTTGTTTAACTTGATCTGCAGCTGAACCTTGAATGAGTCTATTTAAAGCTTTAAATGTACCGGATCTTCTAATGTTATTAATTCCATACTTTTGAACTGCATCATCATAAGTTGTTGATTTATTTAATCCCCAACTTGCAACTTCCCATTTATCAAATCTGCAACGTCTTCCTCTAATTGTTCTTATAGACCCATTTGCTTCTGCTGATTCTTGACACTTTGACGCTAATTGTTTTACGAAAGGAACTTTCTTGTTGTAATTCTCCAAAAGTTTTTTTGCTTCTTCTTCTCCGATTCCAAGTTGAGCGGATAATTTTTTGGCACCCATTCCATAAAAAAGTCCCAAGTTAATAGTTTTCGCTTGTCCTCTAGGTATGCCCGCCATATCTGCGACTGTTTGATGGAAGTCTGCGTCGTCTTTCTCATAAGCTTTTATTAATTGATCTGATCCCTTAAATCCAACTGTGTAAGCATAGTGTGCCACAAGTCTTGGCTCCTGTTGCGAATAGTCGAATGAACCCCATAGTAAATTAAAATCAGGTTTAAATATAGATCTAATTTTAGATCCAAACTCTTTATTTTTTGCTGGAACTTGCTGTAAGTTTGGATTTGACATGGATAATCTGCCAGAAACTGTGCCCCCTGAATCTGATTTTAATTGATTTATTTCCGCGTGAATTCTGCCTTTATGTTGATACTTTATAATTGAATCAATAAATGTAGATGTAAATTTGTTTATTTCTCTTGCTTCTCGCAGGTATTTTGCAATCGGTGCAGAACAATTTAATAGCCAATTTGCTGTAAAGCTTGGTTCTTTTGTCTTCTCTGTTCTTGGATAGTCTATCTTTAATTTATCGAAAGCTTTTGCTATACTTCTTGCCTCCCAAATTTCTACATTCAAACCGCATTCTTTGTTAATTTGATGTAATAAAGTTTTTTCTTTTTCTAAAAATTCTTTCTTTAATTTTTCAGCCTGCATGACATTTACACGTATTCCTTTTGCTCTCATTGAAATTAGAATCGGCGTAAGTCTAGTCTCTAAATCAAATATAGTTTGTAAAGAGTTGTCGTAAATTTTGAATTTTAAATATTGCCAAAGTTTTAAAGTTAATGATGCATCTTGTTCGGCATAAAATCCTACATACTGTGCTGGTAGTTTATAAAGCTCCTGTTTAGCGTCTAGACCCCAATCGGCCGCTGCTTCTTTAAGCTCTTGTTCAGATTTTGTTTCGCCTAACCAATCGAAGCCGAGAGAATTTAGTGAATAGGAAAATCTATTTTCGTCTACAATAGCTGCAGCTATCATAGTATCAATTATTCTTCCATTTTTAATATTGATCCCGTGCGCTCTTAACCAACCCACATCGTATGATGAATTGTGAAATATTTTATCACCTGAACCACTTACTATGTCTTGAACCCAATCCATTACCATTTTGTAATCCATGTTGGAACCAACTTCATGACTGATAGGGTAATAACCAACAAAGCCTTCCGTGGCCACACCTATGCCTACAATGTTTCCGTCCATGGTAGGCCAACCAGATCCCTTTTCTTTTATGTTTGGATCTTTTGTTTCTAAGTCTATTGCTATTTCTTTTGCATTTTTTAAATCAGGAAAGTGTGTCGGGGGAGTCCAATCGGATTCTTTAAATACAAAATTTATTTGATGACTCATTTTGTGTAATCTCTTTTAATAATCATTTCACAATAATGTATTGCTTTTTTAATATCAGCCAACTTACCTTTGTCTTGATGTCGTGTTATATATTTTACTACATTACCCTCTGCAAAAAATAATTTATTTTTATTTATATATTGCGATGGTTGAATGGCATACTTTTTATAATGTTTTCCACCAACTTGTTTAAAAAAATTTTTATTTGTCATAAATATATCTTATTTTTGGCTTAAATTTTTTATGATATTCGTCTCTAATTATTCTTAATCTTTTACACATTAACTGTAATATTTTTAAACGTTTTCTTATTAGTATTAATTCTTTTTTCATGTTTTTTATGCTGTTAAAATTGCATAACTCTATTTTTCAACCAACTGTAGCACAACTGAGTTTTTACAATTTAAACATTAAATATTTCTTTTAATTTCATTTAACATTCTACAAAGTGGAAACGTATATTGATGATTACTTCTCAATATATGTAAGTTTTGTTTAGCTCTTGTTACTCCTACATACCATACTCTATATTCAGAGCAACGATCTTTTCCTATTTTATTTTCTAAATGAGCAGGCCAATTAGATTTTTCATAAATTACTACATCATTAGCTTCACCACCTTTAATTGAATGAATTGTGTCTATAATAATTTCAGAATCTAAATCAGGATTGATATCAGCTTCAATTAATTTATTAAAATAATATTTGTCATGCTCAGAAAAATTTCTATTAAATATGTTAGTCCAATCATCTTTAGGAACTCTAAGACCAGCTTCTGTAACTAAAAAATTATAGTCAAATAATAAATTGTTATTTATAGCCATCCATTTTTTACTGTCTAAGCTTCTCCAACCATATGTTATTTCATTAATATAAGTGTAAAGAATTTGACATTGTTCTTTATTAATTTTATTACCACGCATTAATTGGTTCCAAAGTTTAATCGCTCTCCATTTATGTATGTCAAAAGACTTTGAACCTTTTGCACTTTGAAAAAATAAACCCAAAGTTTTTGCTTCTTGTTTTAATTCATCTACAATTTCATTTGTTCGGCCAAGTATCATCCAACTGTCTGATGCACCAAAATTTATATCTTTAAGTCTTTGATATATAGTAATATTTCCTATATTTATTTTAGGCACAAAATCTTTTTTCTTTCTACCTTTAATATAAGTTGCAATGTATTGAGAAAAATCGTGTATTGTTTTAGGTATTCTATAAGAAGTTTTTAAAATAAAATCTTTACCAGGAAACTCATTAAAGTACTCTACTTCAGCTCCGTTCCACTCATAAATCGCCTGATCATCATCTCCCGCTATATAAATTCTATTAGAGTTGTTAGCTAACTTATAAATTAATTTCCATTGCAAAGGAGTTAAATCTTGAGCTTCATCTATAATTAAAACTTTTAATTTTGGTGCTGGAGCATTTTTAATATAATGCTCGATCATATCAGTAAAATCTACTCTATGATCTTGCTTATATTCATCATAAGCTTCAATAATTAATCTAAATTTTTCGTAAACAACTCTTTTAATTTTTTCTTCTTTGTATTGATCATCTGGATGAATTAATCTATTTCTTGCTTTGTCGTACACTCGTAAAGACCAATCATTCCAAACAAGATGTCCATTGTAATTTTCAAATCTAACTCTAGGCAAACCTAATGTTTGAGCAAACTCTACCATATCTATATCAGGATCAACTACTGGAACTTGCTTATAATTTTGTCTGCAAAAACTATGTATTGTTCTAAAATTTCTTAAATCATCATCTGTGCAGCCTACAAATTTTTTAAATGCTCTATATCTTGCCTCATTAACTGCTTTATTTGTAAATGATAAGTAGGCCATGTCCCTAGGTTTGATGCCTCTTGTTATAAATTTATCAACTCTTTCTAGTAGAGTTGTTGTTTTTCCTGTGCCTGGAGGACCATATATTTTAATGGTTCGGTTCTTCAAACGGTGCTTTTTCTCTTTTGAATAAGACATTTGACCTTTCGATTATTGGTTCTTCTGGTTTCCTACAATACCAAATATTTTTAATTTTTAATTTATCATAATATTCTTTTTTAATTGAACCATTCTTTTTTAGTGTATTGATAATTTCAAATTTTTTTATTGCCTTATTATTTTTTCTAATAAATCTTTCAAAAGTTTTATATTTAAAAACTACATTATTATTGTGTAAATACCACATGTCTGCCTCTACTTGCGAAGCATTGTCTGCTTGTTGAGTTTCTTGTGTGAATTGAATCATTAAATCTGCAAATTCTTCTTGTGCTTCTTTATCTTCATCGTAACCCTCAATGTCTTGTTGCATTGTTTTTAATTGATTTAAAAATACTCTGAACTCCTTGTCTTTCAATTTTTGCCAAACCATATCAGCTTGATCAAATAATGCTTCTGCAAATAATTGTTGTTGATTACATTGTTTGCCATTTAATTCTATAGTTTTTTTGTCTATTGTTAAAAAATAAATTGGCGGATTAGTTTTTAATCTTTGAAACGAATCTACTTTTGGCATGTAAGCTGAACTGTCAATGCCATATAATAATGTTCTACATAAGCCAGCGTTACAGTGATCTTTCATTGGTTTGTCACTACACTTATATCCATAATCTTTTTTTTCATAACTTTTAATTACAGCTTGAACTTCATGTGCAGGTAATTGTTCATAGAACTGATCATTACGATCCCAAACTTCTTTTTGCCATCCATCTGGATTTTTCTTTTTTGCAAGAGTCGCAAAAGCAGTAAGAGCATTATTTCTATATCCACCTTCACATCCATTTCTTATTATAGCTTGTAAGCAGGGAGGAAATTGATTAAATTCTTTTTCTTCAATTAAACTATCATCTACTTTTATTGAAAAAAATTGTTCTTTTGTTAATCTAAACTTATCAATAAAACTATACCAATCAATTAAAGGTATTCCTGCTCCATTATCATAAAGTGCATAACGTGTTGTCCTAGCCGCTTTTTGATAAGGAATATTTAACCAATTACCTAAATCATTTCTGTGAACCATGATTTGTCTTTGTTTTGGGAATATTTCACAACTAGATAGTCCTAAATCAGTCGATAACAAACTAAGTTTATCAATCATATCAGAGGCCTGTATTGGTTCTTTTGTATGTAAAAATAAATGCACTCCACCTGACTTTGACCTATAAGGCACAAGTGGATACTTTTTTTTTCTAATATTTCCTATTAAATTTTTTACGTTTAAATCGTATTTATCTACGTCTATGCATCCCCAAATACACGTATTGTCTTGTCGAATGGGTATAACACCTAAATTAATTTCACCATTTAAATGTTTTTGAAATAATTCTTGAGTGAGAGGAGCACGCTTAGTTACAGCGCGCCCTCTCTCTTTTCCAGTCTTTTGGTCTTTATCGCCTTCAAGATAATATTCCCCGTAGGCAATATCTAAGCCTTGAAATATTTCGATAAATTTCTCGACCATTAAAAAGGAGTTTGTTCAGATTTTGAGCTTTGTTGAGTTTCAGTTGCAACTGGCGTATCATCTTCATAATTTACAGACACACCTTTGCGACAAGTTTCGTACAAATCAACTGCAGATTTAAATGCATTTTGATTTGATACCTGCCCTATATGATTTATAGCCCAACCAGTCCATTGACCCTTACCGTTTGATTCTTGAACAGTAGTTAGTTTATAAACTTGGCTAAATGATGGTTGTGATACCAAATCACCCTTACTGTTTTTAACTTTTGGTAAGGCTCTCATCATTGAGTTCCACTTTCGAGATTTTTTAGCTTGAGTTCTACTCATGGAAATTAACCCTGTAGTGTTTGGACTTTGATCCTCATTTAATAAAAGAACAAAGTGAGATGCTGTTCCCTCTAAATAGTTTCCGTTTAAAAGCCTGTCTCTATTTTGAGCATCCCTTTTTGTTTGAGATACAATATCTGAATCAGCAGAGTAAATTTTAACAGGTGCATTTACACCTCCAGTTCCTCTTTCTTTCCATTCAATATATTCAAACTTATAATAACAAGGAACAACTAATATACCTTTGGCTCCGTCATACAGTTTTTTTGTAACAGAGTTACAAATCATTCCTGTTTGAGCACCTTCAATATATTTTTCGTGTCCAAGTCTTTTTTCGTAAGATGCATCGCTAATTAATTTAATAAACGGCATAGCCATTTGATTGGCTGTTACGTTTTCTAGCCCTGCATCACCGTACTGATCAATTATAGAAGCTACATTAAATGTAGGTTTTTCTACGATTGCAGTTTTTTCTTTCTTGACTTGTGTTTGCATTTTAGTCCTTAGTGGTTAGTTTAGTCTTACTAGAAATGTGCACTCCAAACAAATCATCAGGTATGTCCATTCCTCTTTCAGTTTGTTCCTTAACAAACGTAGACAAAGTCATATGATGAACATGTTCTTTTTGAATTGGAGTTGTGCCTTTAGATCTTAGAAGTTCTAGCACTTCTCTTGCTTTACTATCTTCACCCATACTAAACTCAACAGAAATATCGTGTTTAATAATATCTCCGTAGCCATTTTTCCTTAGCCAATCAAATGCCTTAGATTGATTCGCTTTAGTAATATAAGCTTTGTATGTTGGAACAGCCTCAACCATAGTTCCATCAGAGAGTTTAATCATTGATATATCCATCTCAGCCATTAAATTAGGAATTAGCTCAGAGGATATTAGGGCTTCTTTTTCAACAAGCTTTTTTACTTCTGCTTGTTTTTCTTCAATATCAGTTTGTGTTTTTTTTAAATCTTGACATAATTTTGATATTGAGTGCATTTTATCTTGATCAACACTTTGCAGTGCATCAAGACTGTTTGTTGCCACCATTTTTTCTCCTTGACGTCTTATTAAACTACTATAAACACATGTCAAACATAATTTTGTGGTAGCAAAATATATTTTTAAAACTGAACCTTTTGCACATCAACGCAAAGCATTGGAGCTTTCTTGGAATAAAGAGAGTTACGCTCTTTTTATGGAGATGGGCACAGGAAAAACTAAAGTTTTATTGGATAATGTTGGAGTATTATACACATTAAATAATATAAATGCTTCATTAATAATAGCAACAAAATCTGTATACACAGTATGGTTTAATGATGAAATACCTAAACATCTAAACGTTCCTTATGAAACTTATTTATGGAAACCAACAAAAGAAAAAACTTGTCAAGAATTTATTTTAAAACAAAGTGATAAACTTAAATTGTTTGTCATGAACATAGAAGCTTTGTCTACGATTAAGGGTTACCAATTTGCAGTACAATTTTTAATAAAACATAATGCATTAATTGCAGTAGACGAATCATCTACTGTTAAAAACTATAGAGCTAAAAGAACTAAAAATCTTTTAAAATTAAGAAAAATTTCTAAGTATCGTAGAATTTTGACAGGATCACCGGTGACTAAAAGTCCGGTAGATTTATATACTCAGTGCGAATTTTTAGACCCTAAACATTTAGGTTTTAATTCATTTGTAGCTTTTAAAAATAGATACTGTGTATTTGATATTGTTCATATTACAGGGGACAGACAAATTGCTGTACCAGTAGGATTTAAGAATCTTGAAGAGCTAGAACAAAAATTAAAAACGTTTTCTTTTAGAATTAAAAAAGAAGATTGTTTAGATTTACCAGATAAAGTATATACAAAAAGAGTGGTGCAATTAACTGAAGAACAGAAAAAAGTTTACAATGAAATAAAAGAACAAGCTATTGCAAACTTAGACGGAGATAGAATGACTGTCAATAATGTGCTCACTGAAATTATTAGACTTCATCAAATTACTGCGGGTTTTTTTTCTGGAGAATCTGGTAAGATACAAAAATTAAATAATAATAAATTAGATGCACTATTAGAAATTATAGAAGACACTGACGAAAAAATTATTATATGGGCAAACTGGGTTTATAATATTGAAGAGATAACTAATAAACTTATAGACATTTATGGTCCGTCGTCCGTTGTTAATTTTTACGGCGCAGTAAATTCTGAAAAAAGAAGTAAAGCTATTGATTTATTTATGAATGATCGCAATTGTAGATTTTTTGTCGCTAACCCATCAACTGGAGGATTTGGTTTAACACTGACATCGGCCACATTAGTTATTTATTATTCAAATAGTTTTAATGCTGAGCATAGAATTCAATCTGAAGAAAGAGCTCATCGAATAGGCCAAACTAAAAAAGTAACTTATATTGATTTAATAACTGAAGATAGTGTAGATGAAAAAATTGTGCTTTCTTTAAAAAATAAATTTAAACTATCGGCTGCAACCTTGGGAGAGGTTGTTCGGACTTGGTTATAATTTTATATTCTTCAAATTTTTTCCACCATTTGTCTTTCCACATTTTCATTTGATCTCCGAATATTTCAAACGATTGAAATTGTAAATCTCTTGAACACATTAACACTACACCGCCCTCTATTTCTCCATAATGTTTACTATGTGCTTCAGCATATGCTGCTAACTGTAAAAAATAATCTTCGATCCACTCAGCTCGTTTAGGTTTATTAGTTTGTTTAAAATCAATGATTGTTGGTTTATCCTTATAAATACCTATTAAATCTGTAGTTCCAGCATACAGGTCTTCATATCTTAAACTAGTTTCAGATCCCCAAGCTTCTTTCACATTCTTCAATCCTTCCTTAATAATCATATTAGCCATGTCCTTAGCTTTCTGTCCTTCATCTGTCATGGACATATAATTGGTGCCTTCAATATATTTCTCTAAATATTTATGCATCTCAATTCCAATTTTAGATGCTTCTTGTTTAATTCGTTCTGCTTCTTCGTTACCAACTTTTTTTATCCATTTATCAAGATTTAATCTATCTTTTGTTTTAGATAGTATAGTTGTAACTGACGGAATCTTCATTCCATTAACAACATATGTTCTTCCACTCTCTTGAGTGTCTTTGTCGTATTTTAAATAATTGTATTTTTTAATTAACACACTAACTTATTACTTTAATACAGCCGTAAGTAAAGTAACAATTATACTGCCCATAGCTGCGATAATTACACCCGCTGACACCATAATTACTTTTTCAAGTCTAACGATTCTTTCATGTAATTGATCAATTTTTTTAAACGTTTCTCTTTGCATCATTCTGCAAAGTTTTTCGTGTTCATTAATTCTAGTTAAGGCTGTTTTACCGTTTTTATACATTTTCCCTACCTTGTGCTGCTAATATTCCTAAAGTATCAGTTGGAAAAGCTGCGGCAAATCTTTGTGCATTAATCGGTTGTTGTGCAGACAAAGGCACAATACCTGGCAATCTTGGTAATGCTGCTTGTAAAGGCCCTGGAGGAGCTTGTCTTACTGCTTCTCTCATTAATTGTTCTTCACTATCATTTCTTGGTGCTCCGCCAATTGGTCTAAATAAATCATCAATTTCTGGTGGAGGTAAAACTTTTCCTAACATGTTATCAGGAACCGAAGCAAACAATCTTTCTTTTTGTTTTGGATCTATATGTAAACCTTTTAAATCATCTGGAACATATTTTTCATTCGATAATCTTTGCAATAGTTCCTGAGTAGATATGTTTCTACCTTCAAATTTTCTTGGATCATTTGGATAATCATTAGACAAAACATTTAATATTTTTATAATTGATCTACGCATTGCTGCTGCGACTAATGTTGTGTCGCCTGTTTCAGCGGCTTCTAAATAAGTTTTAAAAGAACTATTAATTGCTTTTAATCTTTGAGGACTTGCAAAAAATCTATTAGTAAAATAACCTAAAGCTAACAAAGGCACCATACCCAAAGGACCAAAACCATACATTCCAAGTGCTAAACCTGCTACGTTACCTGATAATATTAACCTTCTCGCTAAGAAAGTAGATGCATCAGGAACTATCATTTTATTTAAAGCTGTTACATAACCAATTAAATCTTCAAGTTCCTTAACCATTTTTTTACCTTGTTCAGGTCCTAAAATCATTTCAAATTTTTTAGCATGTTCGGCTGTTGGTAAAACTAATTTTCTAAAAGTATCTGGATCAAATTGGATATTTCCTCTAGCATATTGTGAAACACTATTTCCATTTGGTAATTTCATATCTGCAATTCTAGTTGCTGGTAAACCTGCCTCTTGAAAAGTTCGTTCTCTGCCAATCAAATCTAAAATAAAATTATCTTCACCAGCCGCTCTTACAAATGATTTTTGATAAGCATCTGATAAATATGCTGAATGAAGTCTTTTTAAAGTTTCATTACCTTCCTTTGAACCTGCTTTTAAAAATTGATATTGTCCAGTTTCTGGATTTATTTTATATTGATCCGCTTGTAATAATTTTTGTAAATCAGTCACAGCATCAAAACTTTGTCTGCTTGGTGCAGATGTAAAAATATTGTCGGCCACTGTTTTTGCAAGTTGGTCTGCATTTTTATTTCCTGATTCAAAAAAACCAGCTACTTGTTTATCTGAGAATAAATTTTTACCAAAATTATTTCTTATTTTATCTGCTAAAGGTGTTTCAAATGAAATAATATTTTGAGCATATTGTTTATTAGCTTCAACTAATTGTTTTTCAAGTCTGCTTATAGCATCAGCGTTTAATTTAGCTCCTTGAGCACCAGTAACTTGACCAATAGTTGTTTTAATTGGTTGTGATACGTCTAAAATTTGATCAGCTATAGCCTTATTTGTTGGATTATATCTTAAAAAAATTTCAGCAGAAGGATCTAAGTTAATGCTTGCAAAATCTTTTTCCATGGATTGCACTAACTCTTTGTAAGTATTTATTAATTCTAAGTTATTCGGAGATCTCGCCACTGCATTATTTAATAGTTGCCTCATTCTTAAATATTCATTAGGAGAAATCAATCTATTTGATCTAAGTAAATTTTCATAATCAAACATAAATCTACCAATAGGAGTCTGCAATACTTCATTAGTTAGACTTAATTTGAATTCTACAGGTGAGGTATCGCTTTGCTTTATAAAATTATAATATTTTCTTTGATGATTCATTGGTATTATCATTGGATCTCCAAATTGATTAGACATCTGTCTAAATAAATCGTAATTTACATCGTTCATATTTCTAAAATTCAAATAATTTTTTTCCATTTGACGAGCAACATTATCTGATACTGAGGCTAATTGAGCTAAGTGCATATTAGGTTGTAAATTAAATACACTTTCAACTTTTTCTGCAAATGCAGCTATTCTTTTTGCTTTTGCTTGTTCAGCTGGTCTTCCAACAAAAGGAACTTGTCCAAATACTTTATTAAAACCACTTAAAATTCTACCTCCTATTGTATTAGGATCTGCTGCTTCAAAAGCAGATGCCTCAAGTCCATTAGTCTCAGCTAATTGTTTAATTTTTTTTGCATAATCACCTTCAAGTCCTAAAAATTGTCTTGTTAATTTTCCTGCTCCAAAAGCAATAGGAGCTAATAATTCTGCTCCAGCACTCCAAGCTAAACCAACTGCTAAATCATCAGCTGCCTGAATAAATGGATTAGCATTGATGTCTTTACCTTTATAACCTTTTGCCTCAATTCCTTCTTTTGCTCTTATAATTTCATCTGCTATGTCATACGCTTGACCTCCGGCAGTGTATCCTAATGTTCCAGCAACTACAGGTCTTAAAATAGCTCCTATTGGTTTACTAGGATCCAATCCTCCAATTCTATCAAGGTTCATTAATGCATTTGAAAATTGAGTATTAGCTGGTTTTGTAAATGCTTCTGGTTTTAATTTTGATATTAAAGAAGCATACTTAGTTGGATTAGCCACAATTTTAGCAAGTCTTGTTCTATCCATTAATAATTGAGCTCCAAAAGCTCCGATATCAAATACAGATTGAACAGTATCTCTATTTAAAATATCGCCAGTTGCAGCTCGTATTGGGTCATATTCAGCAGTTTTTTGTTGAGCTAATTGATCTGCTACTCTTTTTTGATCTTCTAGAATGTCTTTTATAGGTCTTGTCTGAAGTTCACCTTTTTTTTGTAGGCCATCTAAAATATTTAATCTTTGTAAATCTAATTTACGCAAATCGATTTGATTTGTATTTAACAATTCTTGTATTTCTTCTAATGTCATTTTAATAATGCTCCACCTATTGCATCTCTAGAAAATATTTTATTAAAGATACTTTGATTATTTTTAGTTGTATTTTCAATTATATTTTTTGTTGAACTTGGTAAGTTGAATGCTTTGTTATATTTTTCGTCTATATCTGATAAATCAATACCAGCTGCAAAAGCGTCATTTATTGTAGCTTCCCTGCCAGATTTAAATTGATTACGTAATACGCTATATCTTGCTATAATCTCTTCATTTGATGGATTTAAGAAAGGAATATATGTAATCAAACCACCAGCAACATCTCTTGCATTATCTACGTCAGATACAGCTATTCTATCTTGTCTTTTATTAACTTGTGCTAAAGAATATACAGCAATTAATTCAAAGGTTCGTAATTGAGCTTGATCTCGTAATGTTTCATCAGTACTATTTAAATTTGGTGAAATTTTTTTTAATTCAAAAAAAATTTCATTAGCTGCTTTAATCCCACTAGCTGTGTCTTTAGCATTTGCAGGAGGTTTGTTAGAATCAATTGCATTTGGTAAATCTGCTGATAATTCATCAACCAACCTATTAATTGATTCAGCATAATCTTTACCGCCCATCAATTGGTTTATTTGTGCAAGACTTCTTCCAATAATTAAATTATATCCACCGAATGCACCAGAGGCACTTGGATTTCTTCTTACTATTTCTAACACAGATTCAGTTACTTTATCTCCAGCGGCTTTTGCTCGATAATCAGAAACAAATTTTCTACGTTCTATGGGATTTTCCTCTAATTTAAAAAAATTTAATATTTCTGATGGATCCACTTTATAAGGCGTAGGTGTTCCTTTAACATTTTCAAAAATAGTAAATTTACCATCATCTGTGGGAGTGGCGTATCTTATTTTTTTTTCTCCAGTGATTTTATCTAAAAGTAATACTCTTTGTTTAGGTGGCTCTATTTTTTCAATTTTTTTTGTATCTTTTCCTAATTGAGAAAGTATACTTTTTGTTAAGTCTAACTCATCTTTTTGTCTTTCTCTCTCTAAAGCTATAGCTATTGGAATTACTTTTTGACCTGCTTGTCCTAATACATCTAAAAAACCCCCTAAACCAGGTTTGTCAGTTCTTCCAGATAGTAAATTTGATGCAATTTGTAAAAGCATTAAATTTCCAGCTTTATCGTATCCTTCTTCACCCATTATATCTTTAACCAAATCTTTTACTGCTTGAAGTTGCACTAGTCGTCCTTGTTTAGCTGCAAGTAAATCTAATTTTAAAGCAGTAGAATCAGCATTTTGTAAAATATTTTTTTGAGCATCTATGCCAGCTTGAACTTGATTTGTTCCAAAAGGTTGTCCAGTAACCGTTGGCGGTTGTAAGTTTTGCACATTTCTATCGTACTGACCTATATCACCCATGGCCTCTCTTTCTAAATCTGCTTTACGACGTTCTTCTAATTCAGAACCTGGTATTGCAGGTCCTGTTTCTGATGCAATAAATGATTCTGCTTTTTTTTCTCTTGCACCTCTCCCTAATTGATAAATTAAATCATCTCTTTTTTGTTTTAATTGATCTCTGTCGGTTGTTAAATAATCTAATCCGCCTGCACCAGCAATTAAACCTGCTATACCTAAAGGACTTCTTAAAGTTTTAAGTGTTCCTTTTCCTAGATTTGCTAATGACTGACCTGAACCAGAAAAACTAGTTTCAAAAAAAGGAAAATATTTAGATCTTTGAAATTGTATTAAAGGTTTAGGAGTTTGTGGTATTTTTCCTCCTTGTTCAGGATATTCAAAAAATTTTCCTAACTGTGCTTTTTGAACTACTAATTTTCTTTTATGAATAGGAACCATGGTCCGTGCTCCTATGATGGTTGACGGTTAAAAACTGAATAAGCTGCAATGCCTGTTCCAACAGCTTGAGCAAGAGGAGATGTTTGTGGTGCAAAACCTTGCGTAACAGTTTGTTGAGAAGAAGGCACTCCTCTTTGAATATCTGATAGAAAAGATAACCTTTGATATGGATCTGTTGCCTGTTGAACAGCAGTTTGTCTGGCTGCTTCTAGTGTAGCTTGTTCTATTGCTCTTCCAGTTCCACCAGTTGCCATTAAATTTTGTATATCTTGAGTTTGTTGTCTAGATAAAGCATCACTAACACTTAAACCAACTTGTGCTGCTCCTAGTCCTGTTTGTGCTTGCAATGCTTGGTTAGCTTGAAAACCTTGTAACGCTTGCCCAAATCCAGCAAACTGAGCTTCACCTATTTTACCAAGTCGTGCTCTTTCAAATTCACCAGCAGCGATTGCTTGCCTACCACCACCAAAAGCTCCTTCAGCAATTGCTTTTGCTTGTAATTGATTCTGTGCCATTTGAGATTGTCTATTAATTTCATCAAGCACAAATTGATTATAGGGATTTAAAAATCTCTGAAATTGTGCAGAAGAAGGATCTAATTGTGAAGCAGAAACAGCTGCTCCAGCTCTTTGTTGAGCACCTGTTAAAGCACTAATACCCTGACCAGTTTGTCCAGCTAATGTTTGTGCAGCTCTTTCTGCTGTAGACAAAGGAGCCACTTGAAACGCTGGTAATCCTAATGGTTGACTTGCAGTTATTGCAGCTTGATCCATTAAACCTAATCTTCTAGCTTCTATTTCTGGTGCTTCTCTTATCGTTTGAACGTTTGTAGTATTTGCTGGTTGGCTTCCACCACCACCTCCTCCAGATGATCCGCAATGTGCAACAGATCCATTATACTCAAAAGACTCTTCTATAAGAATCTTATCTGTAGCCATATCAATAACTAGTTTTGTATAAATTTTCATAATACTTTTTCTAATTGAACTTGCGTTTTTAAAAATCCTTTTGGTTTTAAAATTTTTTCCCAACCAGGTCTTGTAATCATTTCCATTTTCTTGCACCCTTCGTCTTTTGCAAATTCAAGTATATAATTCATAAAATTCACCCATCTTTTCATGTTATTGCCTGTAGTTATTTTACAACTACAAACTTTGTATTTGGGATACTGTCTTATTTCAGTAATACAAACACATAAAACTTTTTTTTCTACATTGTCCCAAGCAATCCATAACTGCATGAGATCTTTTTCTAACCATTTTTTAAAGTCTTCAGCGTCTGCGAAACCTCCGTTGTATTCACAAGCTGCTTGAATCTTATCTTTAACTAAAATCCAAACATCTTTAACGTTTTCAGACTTAAATTTTACACAATACATTATGCAAATTTTTCTAATTCAGCCATTTGTTTGTAAAAAAATTGAGCACCTAAATTTCTTTGTTCTTCTTTAGATTTACCCCCCATTAATTTACCAGCACCAAGGACTGATTTAGATTTTGTAACAAACTCACCATCTGCTAGTTGAGCTAACATGGTGTCTTTATTTCCGCTTCCTTTACCAGTTTCATCTCTGACTAATTTACCGGAAGTTCTTTTGTAATTCATTTCATCATTTTCATTTCTAATTAATTTTGAGGGTAATACATCAACCACGTCACCGCTCATAAATGCTTTTGGTGGTTCATTTACTGACCTTGCTTGTATTAATTCTATTAATCTTTGTATATATTCTGGTGTATTAGGAGCCTTTGGTACACTTACATCGCTTTCACCAACAAGTCCTAGTATGCCTTTTAAATCATTTATTGGCATTTTAACATCATTTGATAAATTATTTAATATTTTTTTAGCCTGATTAATGTCAGCAATAGATAATCTATCTGTGTCTTTCATTTCTTGCGCAAATTTTATAGCAGTATTATTTGGGTCTGATTTATATTCCAAAATATATTTTCTTTTTAGGGCCTCTGGCAAATTTTCAGCAATAGTGTCAATTCCCAATGACATTGGTTCAGTTTCAGTTTGCAAAGATTCACCTTTTGATGGTTGCGGTAAAAATCTATTTTTAGCCATCGCGTACAAACTACTTATTGGCGATGAGGGTGTATTTATGGCCATTGCTGATTGGTTCATTAAATCATCTGGTGATGCTAGACCACCTTCTTGCATTCCGCTGTAAGGAGATCCTTCTGGATATTTAGATGGATCTGGTCCGTATCTGCCAGAGAATGGTTGAAACATTCCAGGATCTGCTGCATAGAATCTATTAAATCCAGGGTACTTTGGTTGAGGTGCAGGTGTTGGCTTGAAAGCTCCAGCAGCATATAATCCTGCTCCTAATGCCCCAGCTCCTAATAAAACTTTTCCCTTATCATATTCTTTACTTGGTAAAATTTTACCAGCTTCATCTGTTTTTCTAAAAAAGTCTAATCCTTTATTTATTGCTTTACTTCCTTGCTCAAATGCATCACTTAATCCTTTTCCAAAAGAAAAAGAAGGAGAACCTTGAACACTTTGTTGAAACTGCATGTAGTCACCTGCGTCATACTGCATTGGTAATTCTTTTCTAGTTGCAGCTAATCCCGCTTCTTGTGCTAATACTTCTCGTCCAACATTACTTCCTACTTGACTTAGATCATCTATACCAGGAATTGTAGATATACCTTCTTGTGCTCCAGCAGAAGCTCCTTGAGTTGCATAAGCTAAAGCTGCATCGCTAATAGTGCTTTTAAGTAAATCTGAACCTCTTTTACCTTGTAATGCGTTGATACCTCCAGATATCAAAATCGACGCTGTAATCGGATCCATATATGGCTTGCTCCTGTTTTAAATACGTATTTAGAACACTTTATTCAATTTTAGCAAATTCGTCAATGAACCTAGCTTTAAATGGTGCCGATCCGTGATGGGTGATCTCTGCGTCAATCAAAGCAAATATACTACCACCAGCTGCTTTAAACCTACTACAAAAAGCAAAATCTTCTCCAATAATTTTACCTTCAGATTCATCATACATTGTATCCCAAAAATTGTATGCAAATTTATCTTTTTTAAGTTTTAAATTTGAATAATAATTAATTAACCTTACAAAGGCTTCTCTTTTAATAACCATACATCCAGCAGGTCCTTTTTCTATTTCAACAATACCATTTTCACAAATCATGTCATTAGGATTTAAAACTTTTAATGGCCAAACGAAACCACCTTTGTCAATTGGAATTTTATATTTAGTCCACATTTCGTCTGCTTTTTTCCAATCAAAATATTTAAGAGGATAAGGAATTAAAATTATTTCTTTTTCAGCATCAATCATTCTAAATATATCTTTGGCATTGAATTGAATGTCAGTGTCTATAAATATCATATGAGTGCAATCACTTTGAAGAAAAGCATTGGTGCAATTATTACGCCCTACAGTTACTAGAGATGCTTTATGCAAATGTAAACTTATATGTTTTTTTCTTTTGCAACATTCTGATTGTAATAAAAATATTGATTGTAAATAATGCATATCCACTTGACCCATGGTTGGTGAGCTAACAAAAAGTTTCATTCTATTATTAATTCGTCAACAAATTTACCGCAGAATTGATGTTCGCCTACATGAGTTATGATGTCATTAACATACGCATGACATTTACCACCTATATCTTTCCATTTTTTACAAAATGCAAAATCCTCGCCCATATAAGTATGTTTTTCTTGATCAAACAAAGTATCAAAAAAATTATACAAAAAAGGTTTATCAATTGGTTTGCCATTTATAATTGTAGGTTGTATAATTTTTAAATGTGGATATTTATCAATCATTTTTTCTATTACAGATCTTTTAATTAACATACATCCTGCTGGTGAATGAGAAACCTCTATAACACCATTTTCTACTTTTAAACGCTCTTGATCATCGATCCGCATAGGATAAGTATTGCCACTTAGTGATAAATCCACTGCATTTTTAATTTTACCAGATTTAAAATTTTCAAATATTTTTTCCCAATTTATTGTTTTCATTGGATATGGAATTGAAATTACGTCTTTGTCTTTTTCAATCATTGTAAATATAGATTTTGCTTGAAAATCTATGTCAGCATCTATAAACAATAGGTGCGTGTGTCCAGTTTCCATAAACCCTCCTACGCATAAATTTCTACCTTGTGTTACTAATGATGATTTAAACAATTGAATTGTGATCTTTACTTTTTTAGCGTAACATTCTTTTTGAAATTCTAATAACGATTGTGTGTAATGAATAGATACCTCTGAGTGCACTGGAGTTGCTATAAATATTGAAAACCCTATTTCATTATCTTTAGGTTTATCAGCTGGTAAAGGCTTAATCCAAATTGGTTTACTTGAGTCTTGCATTTAAAGCACCTTTTATAAACTGTGTCCACTGATTACCTTGTTTTTTCCAGTTGTAAAAATCATTTGTGTATTTTATTTGAAATTTTAAATGATTGACAATGTAATTTTCGTGCAAATGATTTGCAGCAATATCTATTGCCATGGCAAATTTTTTTGCTAATCTAATAAAATCTTTTTCATAATTAACATAAATTGGAAATTCTGCACAAGTTTCAAACAAAGCACCAAAATTTGTTGTTATTAAATATAATCCAGCAGACATTGATTCTAAAGCTGATATACAAGATGTTTCTTCCCAAATGCTTGGATAAGCAAATACATGATATTTATGTAAATTTTCTAATATAAATTCGTGTGGTTTATAACCAATATAATTTACATTAGATAAACGTCGTGCTTGATCGTAAAGCCCTTGATAAATAGTATCGTTTGCTTGTTTAAAATTATCTCCATAAACTTGTGTTGAGGAATACACATCTAATGTAATTAATGGATTGTTAATAAACTGCATTGCAGCAAGTATTACATTCAAACCTCGCCAAGGAGTTGGATGAAATATTAATTTTATTGGATCTCCTTTTTTAAAACTAAAATCTACAGGTTTTATATTAACAACTCCATTTTTTATTACTGTGCAACGTTCAGTGGGTAAATCAAAAGCCATTCTAAATTTTTCATAATTCCAATGAGAATTAAACACATACCAATCATAAGCTTTATGATTTGATTTATCTTTAAACCAAGGTGCTATATTAGGTTGATCATAAGAATTTTTTTGCCAAAGAATATTTAATTTTGTAGGATGTAAAGGCACCTTACCTGGTATTGATGTACATATCTGTACTTGATCAAGTAAATCTGGACTTACATATTTTCTTAAAAACTCAAATTGAAGTTCGGTGCCACCTCTAGGATCCATTACCTAGTCTTACCAAATAATGACAAATGTGCAACAGTTACTGTAACGTCTTGTGCGATATCCTCTTGTTTAGTTGGTGTATTAGGGTTTGCAACATCAGCATTTGCTTCCGCGGCCGATCCATAAACCTCACCCGTTATTTTGTTTCTGTATGTAATTTTTGTAGGACATTTTATAACTGGCACCTCTTTACCATCTATAATTCTATATTCTTTTATATGTTGATCCGTTAATATTATTTCGTCATCCATATCAATTAAAACCCATTGGACATTTACGTTTAACTTCTTCTTTG